GAGGTTCAATTCAAGGATGGACTTCTTACCGTCAAGTTGGGTAAAGTAGTTCCAGAACATCATGCAAGAAAAAACTATCTTTAATGTTTTCATTTAAACATATTTTAGGGGGAGGTTGACAACCTCCTTTTTTTATGCAATACTAAATACAACTAAACCAAACAAATCCTTAAAGGATTGAGTCTTTAAAATTGATTACGATCAAGTTTGTTGACTATAAACATAAAATCGGTTTACGAACACTTTTACACAGGAGAATAAAATGATCAATCACGATCTAGACGTATTAACTGGCAACAAGTCTCTAAGAGAGATTGCAGACAACTATGAAACAGGAAAGTGGATATCTTTCGCAAAGTGGCTGCAGAGACTAGAACAGGAAAAGAAATGGACGAAGCAGGATAAAGCAAACGCAAAAGCATATTTGTCAGGGTTATTAATGACCCGTGGATGTTTGCAAGGTTTTTTAGTTTGTGATATTAAATTTTTAATAAGAGATATCATTGAACAAAAATCTGAAAAACCTCATCTTGAGGAAATATGGATAGAGATGATCCAATGGTTAGAAGAGAAACAAGAGATAGGTGCAGAGGCAGTTATTCTTGATGGACAAAACAGATTAAAATTTGCGATTGTTCCTTTCATCTACCGTGATCTTACAATCCCTTTGACTATAGATGGTGTAGAAAAAAACGATGTTACTTTTGCATCATTAACAGCAGATGAAAAGGAACAAGTTAACAATAAGAAAGTGATAGTTAGTGTTGCTGTCGGAGGTAATGTTGTTGCAGTTGTAGAAAGATTGATTGCAATAAATGAGGGTGAGTCTTGGAGTTCTCATGAAAAGAGATGTATTAGGTTTACTCCTGTTGCATATTCAATTAATAAGACAGTATCTCATCCAGACGTTGTTCAATTTATGAGAAAGTTTGATGACTTGGGTGTATTTTCTGCCACTTATTCACAACAGAAAAAAGGTGATAGTCTTTTTGTAGCAGAGCACTTGCATTACCTTAGACACAAAAGTGCCGGTTCAGCCACATCATTGAACAACTTATATGATGAATCTGATGATGCTTTGACTAGACAAATGAAAGCGACGAATGAGATATTTTTATGGATGTCTAGATACTTTCCAAAGAAATATATGACTAAAAATTTTAGAACCGAAGTTCTAAGAGACTTATTCATCTTTGTTTCTATGTTAACTAATAAGGATACTTTAAGAAGTAGTGATGTTAGTTACAACATTAAGTTGTCAATGATTAAAACTCCAGAGGTTTTATTGGAACGAATGATTAAACAAATTCAAAAGATGTTGCTTCCTAATTCAGATAATATTATTCCATCAAAAGATAAAAATGGCAATACTGTTTATCTTGCTAAAAATGCTATCCCATCAGGATTCTTGGGATGTCATAAGAATTTTGATAATGGATCAGTTAAGGGAAGGGTTGAAAAGTTCATTCCTGAGTTCAACAAGATATTAGAAAAATGTGTTGATGATGGCACGATTATGACTAAAGATCCTAGAAAGATTAGTAGGTATGAAAGAGAGGCAGCAGCTACTATGTTTGAGGGTGATGTGTATGAAAGATTTGGATTATCAAATCTAGACAGCACACTAAACAAAGAATTAGATCATGTTGTATCTGTCAAGAAGGGTGGAACTTCTGACCTAGATAATCTTAAGTTTACATCTAAGACAAACAATCGTCGAAAAGGAGGCTAATGGATTATAAAACATCCGGTGTTGACATTAAAGCAGGTAATGAATTTGTTGAAAGATTAAAACTAAAAGTCCCTACCATCGGTGGTTTCGGTGGTATGTTTAAGGTTCCTCGTGGATATGAGGAACCTATTTTAGTATCTGGTGCAGATGGAGTTGGCACTAAGATTTGTATTTGTAGTCGTCTAAGAGACTATACAACTATTGGTATAGATCTTGTTGCTATGTGTGTAAATGATGTGATTACTTGTGGTGCGAAACCACTTTACTTTTTAGATTACATATCTCTTAATACTATCAACCCTGTAGTAGACGATATTATGACAGGGATTATTAAAGGATGTGAATTAGCAGATGTAGAACTTATTGGTGGTGAAACTGCTGAACATCCGATGACTTTTGATATTGATCTTGCGGGATTTTGCACAGGAATAGTTGAACAATCTGACATTGTTGACGGTGGTGATATTCATGCAGGTGACTTGATAATAGGTATTGAAAGTAGTGGTGTCCATAGTAACGGATACAGTATGATTAATCATCTGGCTCGTGAAGGTAGATTAAGAATTACAGATGATTTTTTAAAACCTACTCACATCTACACATCTGTCGTCAAAGAACTTTTAAATGAAGTACCCATACTAGGCATGGCAAACATAACTGGTGGTGGTATCCCAGAAAATTTACCTAGATGTTTACCCAAAAGATTGACACCAATTATAGATTGGAACTCGTGGGAGATACCAGAGATATTCAAGAAGATAATGAAGTCAGGTGATGTTTGTAAAGAGGAAATGTGGAAGACATTTAACATGGGTATTGGATATTGTATTGTAATTCCTGACTATGCTGAAAAGGATGCACACGACACAATAAATGCATTTGGATATAAGAGTTGGACAATCGGTAAAGTTGCGATATGATGATAGAAAATGCTCATAATATTGAAGATCCTTTTAATTTTTTTCCCACAACTTGTATAGACAACTTTTATAAAGATCCAGATGGTGTTAGAAATTTTGCTTTAAGCTTAGAATATGGTGATAACGCAGGTAATTTTCCGGGAGTAAGAACTGACAATCTTAAAAATATTGATGAACAATTCTACACACAGAGTGTTAATAAACTATTGTCTTTATATTTTCAAGTAGATATTACAGATTTGGAAAAAATAGATTGGTATGCCACTACTAACTTTCAAAAAATATATCGATATCATGGTGATAGAAATAATATATTAAATATGGGTGATATTCACACTGATAATATTTTTGGTGGTCTTGCTGCTGTTTTATACTTAGATCCCAGTCCATCAATGGATAGTGGAACATCTTTTTATCGAAACAAAAAAACGACTAAATTTTATTTACCTCAACGGGATTATATGAATAAAAAAATATCTTGTTATAAAGATGGTGAGTGTGACGAGTTTTCCAAGGCACTAAAAGATAATAATGAAAATTATGAAAAAACTTTAGAAGTAAAAAATTTGTATAATAGATTAGTTGCATATAATCCTTCAACACCTCATGGGCAAACTAATTTCTGTGTAGATGATGAGGATTTTAGATTGACACAAGTTTTTTTCATATGGTTCATTACTACAGATTTAAAGAATCCAGTTCAAAGGATTAATATGTTCGATATTTAATTACTTGACTGATCTGAGGTTTATGATATAATGTAAATGTCAGAGAAACACTGACTGCGGTTATGCCCTTTGGTAGGTTCAGCATAAGCGGCTATAGGAATCTACCATTTAAATTATTAAAACGATGACAATTAAACTTGCTGTCCTACAATCAGGCGATCAAATAATTGCAGATGTTTCTGAGGTTGTATCTGAAGACAAACAACCAATCGCATATCTGTTCAAAAAACCCCAAAGACTTAAATATAATACACCTATATTTTTGTCTGAGGAAAATTCTGCCGAAACATCAGTTGAGGTTACACTCTCAAACTGGATTACAGTTTCTGAGGATGATGATGTTCCAGTTTCAATTAATCAGGTGGTCGCTTTGGTCAATCCGATTGCAAGCGTAGTAAAAATGTATAACGAGAAGGTAAATGGAAAACCAAGTAATTAAATGTTTGTTATTAAAAAATGGAGATCTTTTAATATCTGAGATTGTAGAGGTGGACACTGAACTTGGTGGCCCTGATTGCAAACTTATCAATCCATATCAAATGAAGAATTTATATGTGGATGGTAAAAATGATTACACCATGCAACCTTGGTTAGATTTTACTTCACAAACTGAAATGATGATGCACTCTGATAGTATCTTGACTATTGTTACTCCAACGACTATGATATTATCAAAGTATCTTGACATACTTGCCGAATGAAGTTTTACACCAATGTTCAATTAGTAGGTGATAACTTTCTTGTTCGTGGTTATGAGAATGGTAGACATTTCATGACTCGTGAGAAGTTTTATCCTACTCTTTTTGTTCCTGCAAAGAAGAAAACAAAATATAAAACATTGACAGGTGACTATGTTGAACCAGTCAATCCCGGAACTGTGCGTGAGTCCCGTGAGTTTATCAAAAGATATGATGGTGTAGAAAATTTTAGTGTGTATGGTAATGACAGATATATCTACCAATATATCTCCGAGATGTATCCTGCGGATGAAATTAAATTTGATATCAGTAAAATTAAGTTGACCACTCTTGATATAGAGGTTAAATCAGAGAATGGATTCCCTGATGTAGAATCTTGTGCGGAAGAAATATTACTTATATCAATACAGGATTATACAACAAAACAGATTCGCACATGGGGTCAAGGCCCATTCAACAACAAGCAAGATAATGTTATCTACAATGGATATAATTCAGAGTATGAACTTTTAAATGCCTTTATCAACTGGTGGATGATCGAAGAGAATACACCAGAAGTTGTTACAGGTTGGAACATTGAATTATACGATATTCCATATCTATCCAGAAGACTTGAAAGAGTTCTTGGTGAAAAGTTGATGAAGAGACTTTCACCTTGGGGTCTTGTGACTGAAGATGAAATCTATATTGCAGGTCGTAAAAATAT